TCCGATCTATATGAAAAATCAGCAATAGTATTTTGACTTACATATTTTTGACCCAAATCAAAAATTAATGGTTCTAATGTAGTATCAGAAACAATTGTATCTTGATATGTTGAAGCATAATCTTTAGAAGATGGTGCAATATCAGCAGCTGCCAAACGAGTTGTGCCACTAATAATTGCCATGGATTCAACTTCAGCAATTTCAAAATCAATAGACCAATTTGATAACGAATTGGGTGTTACTGTAAACGGATCTGAAAGTTGAATTGTTTGTGTTGCGCCATTATAATTTGTAATTGTTTTTGGAGTTTCACCAGCACCAGGACCAGTTATAATTCTAAATTTAGCACCAGTATAAGCACTATTAGCGTTAGAATATAATTGCGAACCAGTTACAGAGTTTGCAATTTGAATATAACCAGCATTTGAACCAGCAACTACAACATTACCACCAACAATTGAACCAACATTTACATCAAACAAATATGTACGATATTCATATGTTGCAGAGTTAGATGTATTAGAAGCAGTTTCATATGAAATAGATTTAACTCTGGCAGTACCAATTTTAGTATTAGTAATTGTAGCAGTTGTGGCCACATTGATTACACTATTAGGAACACAATGCAAATCTACTGTCTGTAAACTATTAATTGGTAAAGAACCATAATGTGTATTTGAATACACATAGTAACCATAGTCGGCAGAAATTCGTTTATTTGCTACTGAATCGGTTGTTCTTGGTTTGCTAAATGTGATTGTTGTTGGTGAAATGGTTTCATATTCGTAACCATAAACATATGCTTTACCTGGAGATAAAATAACATCCACATTTGCAGTATTTGATGAACTTGTTTGTAATGCAAGTTTGAATGGACGAACTGTGTAATTACCAGATTCGTCATATGTTCTGCGAGCCAAAGTTGCTTCTAATTCAGCATACAATGGGTATTTTACAGAGTAAGTTAATTGTCCACTTTCAACACGAGCCAATTCAATAAACTGTGTATCATCGGTAGAATCAAGAGCTCTTGTAGAAAGAACTAAATCAATTTTGTAACGGTCAGAACCTGGTGCTTGAAAGTTTGAAGCGTCTTGAGCAGGATCTAACAATGAAGTATCTTGTGTGTAAACAGGAATAGATTCTGTAATTTCAAAACCAATTCTTGCATTAGCTGTTGCATTATCATATTTTGATGTGGCAATAGTTTGTGCATCATTTTTAATAAAAAAACCATCGTAATAAAATACACCTTCATTTACCGAAAATGTTTGGCCTGTGCCAACACCAGAAGTAGAAACATTTGCAAAAGAAGGAGCAGCTTCAACTGTGGTAATTGTTTCGCCAGAAGTAAAAGGTGCACCATACAATTGTTTCACCAATAAAGTTTTTGGATCACCAGTACCTGTATTAGCATCATAAGCAACAATAACTTCACCACGCTTTGTGCCTGATGTATTTGTAATTGTTAAACCATTAAAATTGGTAGCAATAACAGCTAAACCAGCATAATCAGTATCTAATTTTAAATATGTAGCATCTTGAAGAAATGTTTGACCACCAGTTACAATAGAACCATTTTTGAAAATATTATCACCAAAACGACCAATTTGGTTTTGTAATAAAGTCTGTATTTGAGTTAATTCACGAGCTTGAACAGCATATCCAGGCTTAAACAATAGACGAAGAAACTTTTTAGCTTCATCAAAGTCGTCATAGTATGGGTTGACATTAAAATTAGTATTTAACGACATTAAATATTTTCCTTAGAATCTAATAACAAACTTAACATTTTCCGCTTGCCCTTCTGCTCGCTGAACTTTTTGTACATTTTCAACATACATTACATCGCCAGTATATGGTTCAAATTCAGGCAGGTCTTGTTTAACGATGGTTCTATTTACACCAGAACTAGCACCAATTAAAATACCACCAACCGCAGCTTCACCCTTAACTCTAGTTAATCTAACTTGGTTTGAAGTCTGTGCGTTAACAAATCCATAAAAATATGCATTGTTTGCTGAACTACCTTGATAAACAAATTCATTTAAAGTAAAATCTGCACCTGCAACCAATGTTAAATTGGTTGTTTGTGATATTGCACTATTAGCATTAGAACTTGTTACTGGTTCTGTTTCGCCATATTTATATGGGTCCCGTAGAAGGCCATATTGTCTAAATGCAGTACTAGTAGAAATAACTCCACCTTCTGTGGAATCTACCAGTCCAATTTTATTAGCAATCATCACATTTGCACCATTCAATTCTTTAGCTGGATTATATCCATGACCAAATTTTGAAGGTAAAATTACACGAGCAATAGCACCTGTGCCAGAACCATATACAACAGCATTAGCGTATGAATAATTTGTTCCTGTCACATCTACTGTAATTTTTGAAATAGCATTGTTGGATATTGTGGCAGAAGCTTCTGCACCAGAACCATCACCAGAAATATAGACTCTGGTTCTAAATGTTAAGTTATTTGCGGTTGTTCCACCACCATTAGCGGTTGTGGCAGAAGAAATTGTAATTGTACTCGTTATCACATTAACTGCGGTAACTAATGTGTCGGTTGCAATACCCGTTCCTGTAACATACATATTTGCAGACACATTAGTTGTGTTTGCCATATTAATTGTTGTTGCGCCAGGACCAAATGCAGTTGATATAATTGATGGTTCGGAATAGCCTGTTCCACCATTTGTAACAATAATTGTTGTCAATTCTCCATCTATAACATCTGTTGAACTTACATTATAGTCAAGTTTAGTTGTGGATACTGGTGCCGGCATCCAGTCTGTTGTCAAAAACTTATTGGATGGTTTAACATTATACAAATACTTCCAAATATAACCATCGGCAGTTACAATTGTACCGTTTGCGGTAGTGTAATCACCAGTTGGCATAACAGTAGAATTAGCGGAAGCATTATTTGATAAACACTTATATACATTTCGGTCTGTGGTAATCACATACATTGGTTTAACATTCAATGTTGTGTTGCCAGTTGTCAAATCACTTATTAAAATTTTATCATCATATTGTTTATATTTTGTTGTTCCTGTCCAATCAACTCTAGGAACAACCAATTCCACATCATTACCAGTAATTTTTTTAGCAGCAAACATATTGTCCCAAACTGTTTTTTCATCCGATGATGAATCTACAATAGAGTTTGGAGAAGATTCGTTTGCATAAGGAACATGGTTTCCAATAAACACATAACCAACTGTTGCAGCCGGCTCAGAGAACGATTCTTTGAATTGTTCTGCGTTATTGAACGAAAGTTTATTTGAGGTATAAAAAGTTGCCATAGTAATTGTTTATTTATGCCAATATTATTAAATCTTGAACATTTGCTGAATATGTAAATGGTGAAGAAACTGTCAATACGGTATTGCTATAAATTGCATTAACCGTTCTAATTTCGGAATTGACTGCAATCTGCGAACCAATTGTAATAATATGGTTATTTGCGATATTGAATAGTGTTCCTGTTCCAACCAAATACATACTGCCATTGGTATTAACGGTACCAGCAACACTATTACTTGTAGTTATGTTGCTTCTGGAAACATTGTTTGTGGCCACCACTTCATCAATTTTATATTCTGCGTATTCCACAAAACCAGCTGGGTGAATAAGAGTTTTAAAGACATCTTTAAACTTATCAAATTCAACTTTAGATGAAAGAACATAAGCATAATCAATATAAAAATTTCGACCTTGAATAACTCTTTCTGAAGCGGATAAAATAGAATCAGATGTTGTCCAACGACCAGGAAATGTTACATAAGTTGATTCAACAGTTGCATTAGCTGTTGCGGTTCCATCTCCACTTCCAGACAAATCAATTTCTGGTGGATATTCATAACCTTGACCAGCATCAATAATACGAATTTTTAAAATTTCACCTGGATTTTTATCTGAGGCTGCAAGTAAGTTTTCACCATCACCAAGCAATCCTTGAACTGAAATATTAGCATTTGCGCCAGCTAAAGAAGATACTGTTATCGTTGGAAGTTTATTTGCTTCATAATTAATACCACCAATTGGCAACCATTCAAATTTACCAATTTTTCTATTTGTTTCAGTATAATGAAAATTTACATTGGTTGTTAATGAGGTATTTGAAGTAATAACATTAACCCAACTGATTTGGTTATTGACCATAATTTGGTCACCAACTTGTAATTCTCTTTGAAATACGGTACCTGTTCCAACAAGAGTGTTTAGCGTGGAGTTAACATTAACTGTACCACTAATTCTTGGTGGTTGTAACTGAACTTTGGTAATTGCACCGGTTGTTGATACATTCGTTACGGCTGCAGCTGCACCAAAACCAAAAGTCATAGGATAATTTAATGCAAAAACTAATTCATCACCAATGGAATAATTATCTCCGCCAGAATTAATTGTTAATCTTCCAAGAGAACCTGTTGATAACACGTGCTCTGTTGAACCGCCAGCATTATATGGGGCAGACTCAGCATCTAAAGTTGGTATACTAGAGAATGTTGCATTAGCAAAAAGAATTGCCACATTGGTGATGGGACCAATACCAGTTAATGGTGAAAGTGTAAGTGCATCAATTATTTTTGTATTAACATTATCTGTAACTGCACTTGGAAATCCATAGTTAGCATCGCTAATAGTTTTTGATGTGTAATCACCAATCTTATCAGTATTAACAATAAAACTATTCGCAGCAAGTGTGCCTGAAGTATCTACTCCATCAATTGCCAAAACTAATGAAGCGTTTGCGGTAGTTCCAGTTAAGTTAACATTTGAACCAGTTTTAAATCCTGAACCACCAGAAAGAACACGAATTTTATTAATATAACCCAAAAATACTTCTGAAACGAAAGCCTGTGCTTCTTTTGTAGAATTACCGCCAGTAATAATTACTGGATCACCAACATTATAACTTGAACCACCGTTAATAATATTAATTGTTTTTAATATTGACAATCCCAAAACTTCCAATTCAATGAGAGAGAAGTCGTCCGGGTCAATAATATTTAATCTACCAGTTTCACCATCAGTAAATTGACCAACCAATGTTTTAGTGTTTACATATAATTCAAATGCAGCAACACCATTAACTGTTTTTTGGCCGGTTCTTTCAACAACAGCATATGCATTAGATGTGGTACCAGTAATTTTTCTATTGTTTAATAATTCATAATTAAAATTGTTGTAAAGAATTCTAATTAAACTACCATTTGTTGGTGCAATATTGAATATTAATTTGCGGGATTCTTTGCGAATGGTAAAACCAGTTGTTTGAATTATACCATTTACATAGATAACAATTTCACTAGAATCAACTACTTGTGCTAATTTAAATGTAGTATTGGTACCATTACCTGTATAGGTGCTGTAAACATCTTGTGAGATACGAAACGCTTTTTCAATTAACCATTTACCATCAGAAGCTTTAAGAACACTAGTCTTAGGTTGAATAACTTCCACTTCTTCATCAAAAAGAAGTCTGAATAAAAGTTTAAATGATTTCTCATTACCTTTTGCAAGATATAAAGGTAATAAATTTTTAATTAATACCGCTTTATCAACAGATACAGTTCTAGGAACTAAAGATGCAAAAGTATTAAAAAAATTGTTTTCAAAAGTTTCTATTGAAGAATCAATGTCTGAAATATAACGCAATTTTTTTGATTGCGCTACTAAATCGTTTTTTTCGGAACCTTGTTCATTTTCTAAAAACTCATAATAAGCTTCTAAAAAAGAAATAAAATTAGGATGTTCTTCACGAACAAACTCCGGTACTTGACGGTTAATCAATAGGGAGGTTTTTTGGTCAGACATTATGCGTTAAGTTTTTCTAATGTTGTTGATATGGCAGTTGGATCATCCACATCAATTGTAATAATTGTATCTCTTGTTGATTGAAGATATCCCTTTTCAGCTTCAATTGAAATACGAATTAATCCATCATCCGAATCTATTGATATAAAACGAATATCATTAATAATAACAATACCATTATTATAATCAATTGTTCCAGCATTTGAATTAATAATTTGTCTTTGTGCTAATGTATCATAGTAAATTGTTCTAAGTGTACCTGTTCTACCGTCAATAACAGCAACAGCTTCCGCACCATAACCATCACCACCAGTAATTGAAACTGTAGCACGAGTGTAGTCTGTGCCACGATTGGTAATATTAATTGATTGAATTTTACTATTAACAATTACTGCTTCAGCGGTTGCACCTGTTCCATCTCCATTAATTGTTACTGTTGGAGTTGTTATATAACTTGAACCTGGATTAGTAATTTGAATTTCTGAAATACCAGTATAAGATTGTGGAGTTTCTTCAAACAACGCTGTTCTTACTGCACCAGTAGCATCATAAATGGTAAATTGTGTAGAAGTTAATTTATTTGTAATTGTTCCACGATGTAGAGGTACATTATATTTAATAATGTAACTTACAGATTTATTTAATTGTGGTTGAAACCTTTTTTGAACTCGTGTGGTTGTTCTTACACCAACAATAGCATTATAATCTACTTGATTAATGTCAGATTCAATATCAGAAGAAACATAAATTGTGCCAAATTTATTTAAATAAGTTGTATTATAATTTAATACCGCTTGTTTAATGCTTTGTTTTAATATTGTTTCGGTAGCTGTTGTTTTCTTTGGATTATATTGAACATCATTTTCAATCAGCAAATACAAGTATTGTGGGTCACGAATTTCTGTTTGCACAGAAATAATAGATTTTGGATTAATAACTTCTGATACAATTCTAGCCTTTTCTGTTTCGGAAATATAATAATTTGCTTTTGGTTTTAATGCCACATAAACTTTACCAAATACTTTTGGAATCTCATCTTCTCCACCCCAAACAGAAATGGAATCTACACTTGGGTAATTATTTTTAATATAAGTTTCATAATCTTTAACAGTAACTAAACGATTTTGTGTAGAAAATTGTGCTGATGCTGAAAATTTAATACTATCAACAGATTCACGAGATGCTCCACCACCAGCTGCACTAATAGGAGTAATTGTAAAGTTTGTTTGTGAAACACTTAAAGAGTCAGCTAATGTAGATGTTGCAATAAAGTTATTTGCTTTATTAGCAGCAGAACCATTAGTTACCAAATATTTTACAGATACAGTTGCACCATCAGGTAATGATTTGCCTACATTATCATTACCAAAATAAATTTCATATTTTCCATTACGATTTTCTTGCAAAAAATAAACTTCTGAAATAGCAGAAACATCCAAAACATCAGTAACTTTAGTGTAAACAATACTTGATGTATTACTGGATTGTGGTGTTACTGTAACTTCAATAGTTGTGGTATCAATACCATCATCAGGTAATGTAAATAATTGTTTTGGGTTAGAAGCTGCGTTGTATCCAAAACTATAAGTAATTAATTGACCTTCGTGAATTTCAAGATTATCAAAGTAATAACTTGTATTTGTTTTAGTAACAGTTGTGTCATTTAATACAACAAAATTATAAGACTTATTATCAATTTGATTGGACAAAAAAGAAAAACCAGCAGGAATAGTTAATGTTCCTGGTGTTGTTGAACCAGATTCTACTTTAAAATCAATAATTGCAGAAGGAGCAGTGGAAGAATATGGAATGTAACCCAAAGTCTTTGCGTGTGAAACGGCAGAATCACGCAACAAAGCGGTATCTAAAAAAGCTTCATTTGCTACCATGTTAAGGTAATAAGCATTATAGTGAGTATTATATGCCAAGATATCCAACAAAACAGAAAGGCCTGAACCTTCAAAATCGTAGTCTGTAAACTCTTTTTGTTGATTTAAAAAGGTCTTTAAATTTGACTTGATTGTATCAAAATCAAGCTCGGTAACTCTTAAACGGTCTGCCATTTTATTATCTAATCCGCTCTAAAAAGAAATTGATTGTAATTGGATTTGGGTTGTTGATGATAAAAAACTCCAATAGTATCTTATATCCATTTTCATCTGGTGCTGCTGAAGCTATTACTTTTGACACTTTAACTCTTGGTTCAAAATTATTAACTGTTTCAACAATATCTCGCTCAATTTGTGCAGCCGTAACAGAATCTACCTGTTCAAATAAAAGTCGGCGAATATTGCTACCAATTTCTGGTTGAAATGGACGCTCGTAGTGATTGGTTAAAATCAAATTCTTAACCGAATTAATTACTGCGTATTCGTTTTTATAAATGTTAACGTCTTTACGGATTGGATGAATCGTAAATGATAAATCCAAATCTTTAAATGACCTTGCACTATCTATGTCTATTGTTGCCATCTGTTATTTATTCATTATTCCGTAGCAGTTGGTGGTCCCGATGTATCTGGACCAGCTCTTACTCCAGTATGTTTATGTGAATTGTAAATTGCACGGTCGTTTGCTATTGACCTAGTTCCATCAATAATGTCTTGTGTGGCTGTGATTGTTCCAGTAACATTCAAATCACCAGTCAAATTAAAACTACTAGCCTTAGCGTTTACTGTACCACCAGCAGTCATATCTACTTGCCCACCAACTGTTGCCTTAACATCACCTTTAATATCTGCGGTAACATTACCATCAACATAAAGGGTAACATCACCCTTAACATATACTGAATCGTTCCCAATTACTACTGTGAACTTGTCTTTTTCAATGCGTTCCGCTCTGTCTCCAGCAGGTCCCCATTCAATGTAAGAGCCTGAGCGATGATACAGATGAACCCTCTCTGCATCCTTCGTGTCATCAAACTCCAAAGCGTGCCCACTTTCCGATTCATAAACATTATTATATGGGTAAGTTGCTGCATAATACGGGTCTGGCTCTACTTTGTCTGCTTTCTTTGCCTTCTTTAAGGAAACAATTGAATCATCTATCTTCTCATTTCTTGCCAAGCGTGATGTGCTTGGTTCGTCTATTCTTCTTGGATAACCTGTTGCACTTTCATTTGGCTTAACTGGTGCAGAAGTTAACTGGTCACCTGTTCGTGGGTCAGCAAATGCTTCTTGTGCGTTTGCAGCCTTCAATGCAATACCAGGAAATACACCCATAATAACTGGTTCTTGTGCAGCTTCTCCGTCTGTAAAAAATCCAATAACCATATCACCTTCTTTTGGTGCATATGGGTTTGTATTATTTACGGGTAACATAGGCATAGCCCATGGCAACTGGTCTGTTGGTAATTGCATTTTGTTATCAGCATTCCAACCTACTGCTCGCACACGCACACGACCCATTTTTAGTGGGTCTTGTCTATCTTCTACGACACCAACCCACCATGTAAATCCGTTTTTACCAGCAAAATCTTTATCTTTTTCAGCCATATCAATAATTTAAAATATCAGCGGTTTGAGAAGCATCACTTGTTTCAACAAATTCTTTTTGTGTTGATGTAGTTGCAACTTCAATAATTGTTTCATGTTTTTCTAAACCAATAATTTGTCTAGTAGCAACAATAATATATTTACCACTTAAACTGTCATCGGTATTATCATCACCTTGTGCTTTTTGTGCCATATTAGGTAACATAACATTAACATTCAAACCAGAAGTTAATTGAAAATTACCAGGCATAGCAAACTTAATTCTTTTTTCCATCAAGTTAGCAAGAATAGCCTTTCTTTGGAATAGGTAGTTCTCGTAATTTTCTTGTTTTTGTAATGAGTGTGGATCATTCTGTTTAATATAAGAACTCAATTGTTTGGCTGCACTAAAAATACTAACTGTTTTTTTAGAATCAAAAGCTTCCTGATTACTTAAACCATCACGATTTTTAATATTAGTAATATTTGGTGTTTCGTTACCATGATTCATGCTACTAAAATGGTCACTAAATTTAATATTCTTTTTGGCAACAGTTCTGGTCATTGGGTCAAAACCAACAAACTGACCAGCATTAACACCCTCTCTTGTCTTTTTAATATTATCGGATTGAGTCACAACTTCATAACCACGAGCACTACTAAGTTCATTTACTGCACCAACACCAGACAAGTTTTTAGGTTGATATTTAATATCAATAACTTCATCTTGTGTTAAAAGAGTGGACAAAGAAGCAAAATTGTAACCTATTAAATTTTGAAAGAACATAAAGTTTGGAGATTGTTTACTGTCAACTGCTCTTTTAGCACACCACTCAATAGCTTCTAATGGTCTTAAATTTGGTATAGTAATATTACGAATACCAGAAGTTATTTCGTAAATACCACCAGCATTATTTTGTGGAACTTTTAAATAGTTCTCTAAAATTTTTTGAACAATATCTGAATATGTTCCAGTAAAAGATTGATTAATTTTTTGTTGGTCAGAATACATAAACTCATCGGCAACAAAATGAAGAATGTATGATTCAGAACCACCATTTTCTTTTCTGTTGGACTGTTTGTAAATTCTAAAAGCCTTTTTAAATTTACCAATATCAGAATTTTCATCTTTTGATATATCAATTAACAAAGCTTCAGAGCCGTCAAAAGATAATTTACTAGACAAACCAACAGCATCGGTAACTAAAACACTACCACTCATAACAGGCATAAGAATAGAATCATGGATATTCAATTCATCAAAAATTGATGTAATATCAATACTGCCAGATTTAGTTACAATAACCAGTTCATTTATTGTGAACTGTGTTGATTTTTGTATAGAAAATTCCATTACCTAATCACTTTTTTAAATTCTTTTTCTACTGCCGAAACAAATTCAGGTTTAAGTAATTTAATTTCTCGTTTAGATTCATTTAAATCAACTTCATATTGATAATGTGATTCAGTTTCTTTTGAAACCACTTGTGTAATGGTTGTTCCATCTTCTAAACTAAATGTATTGGTACTTTGAATTACATTAGCATAGGTGTTAGCATCCACTTTTAATTTTTCAATAGTTTGTGTACCATCAAAAGATGTTCTAGTAATAATTTTATAATATGAGTGTACATTATTTGTGTCCATTGACCATGCTAAACCAGTTTGAACTGGAGTGTTTGCTGATCCATTAGCTGCATATTTTGAATCAATGTAATTAACCAATACCCTATCATTCAATGGCCAATCGTATTGTGGGTCAACAATATCATTAAACATTAATACAATCCAATGCCTTTCAGAATTATCATAATATTTGTGAGCAATAATTTCTGGAGTATCAGAATCTTGAATATTATATTTGTAAAAAGCGGATGAATTTTGTTTTAATGAATTTTCAAACCCAAAGCGAGCAATAATATTGGTAACACTATCAACACCAACAGAATTATTATTGGCACTATAAAAAGTTTTAGGAAAATAATTAAAATATTTTGCCATATTAATTCTTAGCCTGTGAATTACCTTCATTCCATCTAAAATCGGATTTTGTAAGGTAAGTTGTTTCTTTAAATGACAAACTAACTTTCATAGCAACCGGCATACCTGTGCGACCTAAAGAAGGTTGCGATTCATTAGGAACTTCATATGCTGAGAAACCATTTGGTGCATAGTCAACATTAATTGTTTCCAATACACAAGTTGAAATTGGAGGAATGTTAGGGTTTTGTGTACCGCCATAATAGAATTTAATATCAAATTCAGATGGAGGAATTAAAAAACCAGAAGCACCTTTTACTAATTCTGGTGCTTGATGAAAACGCAAACGCTCTACAATTCGTTGAACTTCAAGAGCTTCTTTCTCATCTCGTGGGTAAAAAACAAAATCAAATGAAAATGTTCTAAAATTTGGTGTTTTGTAAATCATTTCAAGCATTGGATTTCTAACTGAACCGGTAACGGCAGTAAATCCCAATCTTGCGGTATTTTCTCCAACTAAACCACCAGCACCTTTACGTAACAAATCTGCACCTTCATAATATGCACTTTTGCCGGTACTTGCACCAGCTTTTGCAAGTGATTGTGCTGTGCCTTCGCCAGATTTAAAAGCCTCAACCGCAGAACCACCAGCTGCTAACATTTTTCCACCCAATTCATTACCTAATTCCATTTGGTCATAGGTTTGTGAATAAGTATAGGATAAAGAGTCTGGCATATACAGAGCAATAGCATCTGTTGTCAAACTTGTAATTTTTAAAAAACTTTGATTTGTAATATTTTTGATTGAAGTATCAATAACTGATTTTGTTAAAGCAGAGCTTCCACCAAATGTAATACCTGTTTGGCCAAATAAATTGTTTATGCCACCAACAACACCGTTGTAGGCATCACCAAGAAATCCTGAAATTGTGCCACCAAGATTACTAGTGTTGACTTTATTAAGAAGGTCACCACCAACAGCGGTGTTTAGTTTATTCTGTGCAGCTTGCAAACCATTTTGAATTTCTGCTTTTGCTTTATTTTGCAAATCATTAGCCGCAGCAGCAAAAGCATTTTGCCCGCCAGCAAAAGTACCAGTTTTAAATGAACTTCTGTCTTGCTGACGAATATAAATCATTAGGTAATGGCCTTTATCTGCATTACCAATATCTAAAGGATAGCGATATGTGTTTTTCTCAAACTGACTACCAACAAGTTTGCCAAGAGGGCCAATTTTTGATATCACATTTGTATCAAAAGAAATATCGGAGAAACCGAAAAGTGCCATATAATTTCCACGGAAAGGGTTAACTAGATACTATTTATGTCATATAAAGGATGGTTTAAACCAAAAAACCCACAAAAATATAAGGGCGATGCTACAAATATCGTCTATCGGTCAACGTGGGAAGTGCGTGTAATGAAATGGTTGGATGAACATCCAAGTGTAATATGGTGGGGGTCTGAAGAATTACCTATTCCTTACATATCTCCAGTTGATAACAAAAAGCACAAATATTTTCCAGATTTTATTGCCAAAATGAAATTGAAAGATGGAAAAGTAATGACCTACATCATTGAAGTCAAACCATTAGCTCAAACAAAAATGCCAACACAAAAAAGAAAGACTAGAAGAATGATTCAGGAGATGGCAACCTTTGCGGTCAACCAAGAGAAGTGGAGAGCTGCTGATATCTTCTGTCAAGAACATGGTTGGAAATTCCTTTTGGTTACTGAGAAGGAATTAGGTATCTAACTTAAAACCGGACACCGATACTTAGTATGTTCCGCCACCAAAATCAAGGCAATCTTAAGCTTTATTTTTTTAGTATAAATAGACGATATGGCTTACTTAATCCAGCGAATCAAGGAAGAACTAGAAAAATCTGGCCATGAGTCCAGAACTAGTGAAGCAAGAGATTGGCTAAAAGCAAAGGTTAAAGACTTGAGTCCTAACCGCACGGCATTAATGAAAGACCGTGAGAAATTAAAAGATAAGTCCATATTGGGTCGGATGTATTTTTACTTCTATGACGCAAAAACGAAAGATATGTTGCCATATTACGATAGGTTCCCATTGGTTATACCAATTGAACGATACCAAGACGGTTTTTTAGGACTGAATCTACACTATATCAGTCCAAAGCAACGTGTCATTCTTTTAGACAAACTGAGCCATTTTTTGAACAATCATAAGTATGATGAAACGACAAAGCTTCGTTTAACTTATAATGTTCTTAAAAATGCCAGCACAATTTACGAAGGTCTTCCTTGTATTAAGAAGTACCTTTACAAACAAGTCAAGAGCAGATTCTTAGAGATTACTGCCGATGAGTGGGATATTGCCGCCTTAATCCCATATGAGTATTTTGACGGCGCAACGAAAAACAAAGTATGGACAGATTCTAGGAAAAAATTCTAATGTCGTTTTCACCAAACTTATTCTTATCAAATATAAGAGCAAAAGACGGACTCGCAAAGCCCTCTCGCTTTGAGGTTATTCTTCCTATTCCACCATACATTAATAGTTTTGTTGGCAATTCAATCATCAATAAGATTTTAAATTTTCCTAATTCTGTATTTACCGATGTGAGTGATGCCGTTGGTTCCGCATTTGGTCGTCAAGGAACACAAGACGAATATTCAAAAACATCCAATTCATCTTTGTCTAGATACTTAGCACTACAATGTGAAAACGCTGAGTTGCCTGGTAAAACATTACAGACAGCTGATGTTAAGATTTACGGTCCAATTTTTAAAGTGCCATATCAAACACAATACGCTGATACAGCACTTACATTCTTATGTACCAATGAGTTCTATGAAAGAAAGTTATTTGACCGTTGGATGGAATCAATTCATCCAGGCGATACAAATAATTTGAGATTTCCAAAGGGTGCTCAATCACGGTATATGACAAACATTAAAATTATTCAGTATGATGAGTTTATTAAACAGATTCATGCTGTTGAATTGATTGATGCTTTTCCAATTGGAATTGCACCACAACAACTAAGTTGGTCAGAAGATGGTTTTCATCGTCTATCAGTCCAATTTGCTTATCAAAAATACCGCACAATCTATGAAGGTTCATATGATTTGGCTGCGGCTGCAACTGCGTTATTTGGTAGTGCTGCGGTATCAGCATTGCCATTAGGTAAGGCGATTACGAGAAATACTTTTTAATTATTAAAGCGAGGTTATTATGCTACCAAAGTTAGACATTCCAACATATACGGTGAAACTGATATCATCTGGTAAAACTATCAGATATCGTCCGTTTCTTGTGAAGGAACAAAAATTATTTTTAATGGCTTCTGAGGCAGATGATGCTAAAGAAACCATCAATACTATCCGTCAAGTATTAAAAAATTGTATTTTGGATGAGATTGATGTTGACAATCTTCCAACATTTGATTTGGAATACTTGTTCATGCACCTGCGTGCTAGGTCAGTAGAAGAAGTTGTAGAATTAAAATACAAGTGTAATAATGAGGTTGATAACGAAGAAGGTGTTAAAGTTAAGTGTAACGGCTCAGTTGCCTTTAAATTAAACATCCTTGAAGTTGAACCAACAATCAATCCAGAGCATACCAACAAGATTCAATTAACAGAGAACCTTGGTATTTGCCTAAAGTATCCTACTTTTGAGATGATTCAAAAATATGATACAATTGGTGAAGATGAGGTTATGACTAGAATTTTGGTTGATTGTGTTGATTACATTTATGATAAAGACCAAATCTACTATGCCAAAGATTCTAGTAAAGAAGAATTGGAAGAATTTGTAGATAACCTACAACAAAAAGATTTAGAAAAGATTAAAAAATTCTTTGATACAATGCCTGAAATCAAAAAAGATGTCCACTTCAAATGTCCAAAATGTGCATATGAAGAAGATATTACGATTAAGGGTCTCCAAAGTTTTTTCGTCTAATTTTTCGTTATGATACATTAGGTAACTACTATCAGACAAACTTTGCTTTAATGCAACACCACAAGTATAGTTTAACTGAGCTTGAGAATATGTTACCTTGGGAAAGAAATATTTACTTGGGACTTCTAATGAAGTACCTTGAAGAAGAAAGAGAACGCATCAAATTGCAAAAACAAGCGAAACGATAATGGCACAAAAACCTATCCTCGAAGCTTTAGCAAAAGAACTTGGTTACAAGGACGCTAAGGCATTAAAAAAGAAAATGACCGAAGGTCATGGCGATGACTTTGCCGGTAGTGTAAAGAGTCGCCTTGAGGAAGGTGCCGGTTTCGGTGAAGCATTAACTGGTGGGTTCTCTGATGCTAAAAAAGGACTTGAAAAGAAGTTAGACCCAAAAAATATCAAAAAAGAATTTATTAAAGGTGCTTTTGGTGGAGATGATATTCTCTCTGCCTATTTGCGTGGTAAATTTAGAGATAAGTCTAAAGATAAGAAAGATGGTGAAAAAGAAGGTGCAACACCAGAGAGTTCTGGTGACGCTGGAAGTTTTTCTGAATTAAACACCTTTCTAAAAATTATTGCTAAGAATGCCTTGTCATTACATTTAATGGCAAGAGATATGAATGTGCTTCGTCAAAACATAGTTAAACTTGTTAAGATGGAAGCAAAAGAATATAATAAAGATAAAAGTAAAAAAGACCAAGTAGAAGCAAGAACAGCTGCAGACACCTATTTTCTTCATGCTGACGAAGCTGAAACAAAATTAGAAGTTGATAGACAAAAATATGCACCTAAACCGGTAACTAAAGATGGTGAAAAAAAAGAACCAGAAAAAGAAGAAGGTGGCATATTAGACACGATTCTTGGATTTTTCAAAAACGGTCTACTTTCTGGCATTATGTCTATTTTTAATCCTGTTAATTTGTTAAAAGTTTTAGGTAGAGTATTCGTAATTGCAACGATATTTGCTGCTTTATTTCAAGGCATTACAGCTGCATTTGATAAGTGGAAAGAAACCGGTTCTCTTAAAGATGCGATTATTGCAGGTCTAGGTGGTATTGTAGATTTCTTAACATTTGGTTTATTTGGTGAAGATAGTGTTAAAAAAATGTTTGATGCTGTTGAAGGTTTTATTGATCCAATTATAAAATCAATTTCTGAAACATTCACAGCAATTAAAGATTGGGTTGCCAACAACATTGGTATTCCTAAAATTGCATTTAAAATACCAGTAATTAATAAAGAAGTTTCGCTTGGTCCGTGGTATCCATTTAAAGATAATCCAACTAGTGAAGAACCACAACAAACAAGCACACCAGTTGTTGCTGATGTTAAATCTAGTTCAACTACACCGGTTGGAGCACCAGTTCCTAGCACAGTTTCAACTCCGAGTGGTTCAGGTAGTATGAGTGCTTATTCTGCTGATGCTAAAAATTTACAAGAAAAATATGGTAATCAGTCAGCTAATGAATATTCACCAAGCTTTGAATTACCTAAAGATGCTAAAGAAGCTGAAAAATTAATCGTTGAACAAGCATCAAAAGTTCTTGGTATGCCATTGCCTGATCCACAAAAAATGGCAAAAGAAGGAACAACAGGAAGTCCTGAATTAGATAAGACAATTAAAGAACAGATTGAAAATGTAATAAAAGAGAAAAAAATAGAACCACAATCATCTGCGCCGTCTGTTGGTGGTTCTTCTAGTGGTTCAGTAGAATCTGATGAAAAATCTGCTTCAGCTGCTAATGCAACTCCATCTCCAATGAATGAAGATCCAAAAACAACTGGTTCTGAATTGGATCGAGCCTCGGCTGACATTGCAGAACAACAAAGAATGGAATCTGCTGCTGATGCAGGCAACCAAACTACAAATTCTTCAGTTACAAACAATAGTAATTCAGCTGGTAAAGAACCTACTCCACAAATTGCTGATGTTTACGACACCGAATTTGCAAAACTTTTAGCTGCGTAATATGGCAAGTAAATCTCCAACAATAGATAGAACAGTTAGTTCTTCTCCATCTGAATCCGTTATTTTAGCTAAAGTAATTGCTAGAAGTTTTCTTAGTTTACCATTTATCGCTAGAGATTTAAATGTCGCTAGACAGAATCTTCAAAAAATGGTTAAAATGCGTGGCGGAGAAGCATCAAAAGGTGCTGATGCTCATTTTCTAAAAGAAGGTGAAGCAGAAAGAAAGTTAGCAGTTGAGCAAGAAAAAGCAACTGCTAAAAAAGTGACACCAGTTAAAAAAGAAGAAGAAGAAGGCACTGGTCTATTTGGTAAAACTGGCAAAAAAATGTTTGATAAATTTAAATCAACCAAAGTTGGTGGTAAGGTTGTATCTATTGGTCAAAAATTATTAAAAGGTTTCAAAGCAATTTTTAATCCAAAGAATTTTATGAAACTCCTTGGACGCCTTGCATTACCATTAATGATATTTTCAGCACTATTTGAAGGATTTACTTCCGCATTTGATACATGGAAAGAAACTGGTTCTATTTGGGAAGCATTTAAAGCTGGCATTGGTGGCATAGTTGAATTCTTTACCTTTGGTTTAATTGATAAGAAAATGGTTTCCGATTTTTATGATTGGGGACTAGGAGCAATTGAAAAAATTCTAAAATCTGTTGCTGAGTTTTTTGGATTTGGAGATTTATTTACAGAGAAGTTTGATAAGGTAAAGAAATTTTTAGGTGTAGGTATTCAACCAAAAGCTGTATCGGTTGAAACAGAAACCAAAGAATTGCCTGTCCAAAAACAACCAGAACAACCAGCGCCACAAGCACCAGTTCAAAAACAAGAACAACCAGCACCAAGTCCTACGCCAACACAAACACCAGTAACAACTGAAAGTGGTGCAAAAACAAATATGGTAACTGAAGCGCCTGCAGCTGCACCAACAGCGCCGGCGCCAATGGCCGCACCTGCACCAAAACCTTCGGGACCAACTGCTCAAGCACCAGCTGCACCATCATCTTTGAGTTCCGTGGTTAGTGTTTCTTCTGGTGTAGAGATGAAATTTAATTCGGAATTTGAAAAACGCTTAGCCGCTATGGCTGCGGACTTCAAAGAGAAAACAGGTAAGAAATTAATTGTTACATCTGGTTATAGAAGCACAGAAGAACAAGCTAAACTATATGCTAAGTATGGTTCGCCTCGAGCTGCTAAGCCGGGTAGAAGTTTCCACGAAAAAGAATTAGCAATTGATATTGCACCGACTGCTGGGCCAAAAGGCACAGGTAGTCCAATGGGTTTCTTAAATGAATTAGCAGGAACAAGAACCGCTTCAACTGGATGGTTGGAGAAATTTGGTTTAACTAGACCTGTACCAAATGAAGATTGGCATATTCAACCTACTGGCCTTGTTGGCACAGGAGATGCTCCAATTGTTGCCAATAAAACTGGAGAAGCGGTTGATGCTAGTAAAGGAACTAAAGATACCAAATTAACTGCTGAAGCTCCTGCACCAACTTCAGGAGCAGCCGTTTCTCAAGCGTCTAATGATGTTGCTGTTGGCCAAAGGCAACAAAGTAAACCATCAACACCAATTATTGTTAAGAATACCACAATTAATAATAATAAATCAACCAATACTCAATTGGCTGGTGCACCTAAAGATAATAATTCTACAAATAGTGCATTGTTAGCAAGAGCCACGTAAAAAACCCCTGCCGAAGCAGGGGTTTAGCGCACTTGCATGGGACTTTTACTCAGCGTCTGCTAATGACTTGAAGTAATCCAAATCATCATCTTCAGCTAATGAAGGTGCTTTTGCAGAAGGAATACTTGGTGCATCTTCCGACTTGAATGGACTAATATCAGCAGATTCTGCCTTACTAGATGCTACTGGTGCACCTAGAACTTTGTCCAAACGACCTTTCAACTGCTCATAAGGTTTAAACTGTGAAGCAGCAGTAAACTCTTTGAGAGAAAACTCTTTCTTCCACAATTCTTCCAATTTGGCATCATCACCATCATAGAGAGGACTTGCATCAGCAAACTCACTCTTGTCATAGTTACGATAGCCTTCTACATTACGAATCTTCAACTTAAAGTTGGCACCGTCCCATAGGTCAAATGGGTTAACCGGTGTTTCATCAGCGAACTCTGGATTCATCGCCTCAGAAATCTTGTCGAAAATCTTTTTACCAAACTTATACAGTTTGATTTGACCTTCGTTTTCAGGATTGCTTGGGTCTGAAAGAACCAAAATGTTGGCAATATATGTCAACTTACGCTTTTGCTTGCGAGCAATTTCTTTGTTTGCTTCAATTCCAGAATTCCATAAAACATTGTTATGTTCGCAGACTGGACACTTATCATTCAAAGTAGTCAAACAGTTATCAATGAGCCATCCGCCAGGTCCTTGAAATCCATGAGAGAACACTCTTACCCAAGGTAGAGCATCATCACCATCAATTGCTGGTGCTGGGAGAAAACGAACAACAGCCATACCATTACCAGATTTATCTACTGATGGTTGCCAAAATCGTGTGTCGTCTTTAGATCCTGATTCCGAAGAACCAGATTGTGTAGATTCAATCGCTTTAGTTAGTTTGTCGATTGAACTGCGATTGCGTTTGAGATTTGCAAAACTAGACATATGTATTTCCTTATATAATTGTATTTACGGAGTATTATTTTTTATCCACTATATCATAATCAACTACTATAATCAAGCATATTTCCAATTATATCCATATGCTGTATTATATTTTCCAGAACAACATCCTAAAATTTGAGGATGTTTTTGTCCTAAAACCCTTGCGGCAGCTCTAATACTATTATATTCAGCTACCAAATTTCCATCTAAAGTATATTGCAATACTTTTTTACCACATCTTTCTGTATGAATTTCAATATTCTTTAATCTATTGTTTTCAATAGTTTCTGGTTTATGTTTTTTACCATAAAACTGATTTAATTTTCCAACTTTGGTTGATTGCATATATGATATGTGTTTTTTGGTTTCTTCATCATGTTTACAACCATAAAATGGATTCAATTCTGGAATAGAAGATTGAAATGCGTTAATATAATCGGCAACATCAATAACAACAGATTTTAAAGATTTGAAAATCTCAAAATCCGCATCATTGGTATCTAAAATATATTTTTTATCCATATAACTTTATTTATGTGCTTTGTCCAAGAGTATGTCAAGCAACATGATAGTATTGCCGACATCCTTGTGATGAATACCTATACCACCTGCTTTGTTAAAGGCTTCAATAACATCTAAGGTATCATCAATCAAGATGCTATCTGGAGTAGCAAACTCCGCCTTTAATTTCCTACCTGCTACTACATTGACTTTCCATTTTTCGGAAAGATTCATTCTTTTAATCCAAATATTCTTTTGAACTTCTACTTCACTATGGTACTTGTTGCCGCCAGATGAAGTAAGAATCTCCACATTTTCATGCGGAAAGTTTTGTTGGATATATGTAATTAATTCGGGACCACCTGGCCACCAATCAAGAGTTTCAAAGTTTTTACCTTCAATGAAAACAGTCCAGTTTTTACTAAACTCTTTTCTATCCCGTGATGAACCTGGCGATTCACCGAATAATTCAATGTAACGCTTTTCAAAGTTGGCAATTACGCCATCCATATCTAAGTATAACTTCATAATATAATCTTTCTCAATATCAACTTGTATTTTACTACATCAAAGGTGAGAAAAGAGGCATACTTAGTAATACTTTGCCTATAATCTGGCCATCGTATTGTATCGGTAATTCGCCTATCCCACATTGGCAAGAATTGTAGGATTGCGTTTAGGACGATTAGTGTTTCTGGTGCTATCTCTTTACGCAAGGCCATCGTTAGAAGTCTTGGATGGTCTCCATTACTTGACAATACATCGTTTGGATCTTTACAATCTTCAAAAATAACTTTACAATCATTTTCAAAGGTATATGCCATAGACTGAACAATCTTCTGCCTTTCTTTGAAGGCAATATCAGCTTCTTCTTGTAGCAAATCACCTGCCCATGCTTTACCATTAACAAATAGATTAGCAATTACAAATTGGGTATATTCGTCTTTGTTTGGATACTTGCGAGAGAGTTTGTAGAAATGGTATTTGTCCCTACGATTCTCAAATGTGGTGGAACTAATATTACATTTACCATTATATTTGAAATAATTGTAATCGCTGGTAAAGTGTAATTTTAGTGTGTGATAAATTGAAAATGCTTCATAGCCTGTCATATTGGCAATCTAGGACTCTTATTCTTCAACATATTGTGTTCCATTGCATCGTTTTCAATTCTGGCTTTCAGATTAGAATTAATCAAAGTAGATGCTACTTCAATTTCCAGTCCTGTGCGTTTACAATGTTCCACAATGGCTTCAATATAATTGTAGTCTGTTTCGGCGACCAACTTATCAATCTCCTTAGCAAACTTCATCATTTCGTCTTTAGTTGGCATCAGTATCTACCAAGTCCAATTGTCCTTCAAAATGAAAACCACAACCTTTTAAGAACATTTCAAATTCGCTAACAATATCACTTAAAGTTTCACCGTTAAACTCCACGGTTTTCTTTGATGTAATTCCTGCCGACCATGGCATAGCTTCATCTTCACATATAAAAGTAAATTTACTCATTATTTAATACTCCTCAATCTACGACATTCATTTCTAACTTCGGGCGGAAAATCAGGTGATATCTCCGCCATTCTACAATCATACATCATGCCATGACTTTGATGGCCATAATTATACACAATATACACCACCAATATGATGGTGCATATTGCTAAAGCAACTAAACCTAAAACATCACTTAACAATGGTCTCATATAAGGTCTCAAACTGTTCATGTGTGGCAACTTCTTCATCATAATTCTGTTTGTGATATACCTTAACTAATTTTGCAACAAGTTTCTTAGGTAACTGTAAATCTTTAGAGATGGAGGCGATAGATTCTCTAATGTAATCTTTTTCGCCATCCATTCTAGTCATTGATGCTGAACATTCTCGCAAGCAATCCAAAAGTTTCTTCTGGTCTGCTGGATTACTAATCTGATTGATACTCAATTGAACTACTGCCATAATATACCTTTCTGTTTATTTTTTACTTGAAGCAGCGTATGCTACACAAATTGTATCTGTGTTGGTTACAAATGAACAACGAACTGAAATTGGATCCAATCCTTTTGCGATAGCAGAATCAATATTCTTTGACATAAGAATGCGGTCATTGACATTATAATATGTGGTACCAATAATAGCTGATACAACAACGATAGCTAATGCAATCACCAATGTTTTAATATCTTTGAGTAATTCACTCATATTTTTATTTCCTTTTTCATCGTTTGTATATCTGTATTTCTTTTATAAAATATATGTCTACCGATTTGTGTTGTTTTTGGTAAACCCCATTGAGGATTTACATAATCGGCATGATAATATGTTGCACCTTTGGTGACATCATTCATATTGTCATAATTCATAAGAACATATACTGCTAGATTACGGATTTCATTATACAACGAATTAGTGTTACTTGTCAAGTGTTTTGTGGTAAAGAATGGTTGACATACCCAACTAAATTGGCATATACCATTTGTTTTCTGTTGCACTACTCCACAAACATCGTTAGCGTAATTGCCTGATGCTAGGCGATTGAGGGTAACAAGAGCAACTGCAATTTGTCCTTCTCTTGTTTCGTGTCCTGCTTCGTGATAAATGTTTTCGGCTAAGCAATCAACTTGTTTTTGAACTGGTTTTGATAATGTATTATAGTTGATGTTAAATGGCAAATGATATACATTTGTATTCTCGGATGCCACAACTGAAAACATTAAAATTGATGCTGATAATATAATACTTGATAGTATTGTTTTACTTCGCAATTCTTTCTCCTGTGTTTTTTGCCGGAGAGTTTTACCTC